GAAATCTTGCAAAAGCATTCCAACCGTATGAATAGTCAAGATAAAAGCTATTTAAATATTATTAATGCTGGTATTGGATATACTCCTATCTCAGGTACTTATCAATTCGATCAGGTTGCTCTTACAAATGTAACTGCTTCTGGAAATGATGCTGTAGCAGACATTACAATAACTAACGGAGTAGCAGTAGCTGCAACTATTTCCTCCTTCATTGTTGGTTCTGGTGGTACAGGTTATGTTCCAGGTGATGTTTTAGGAATAGGAACAATTGGTAATAATTCATTGGGATTAAATGCTCGACTCTCTGTTGTTTCTATTGCCAATACTTCTCAGTTGATTATTGATAATGTTCAAGGTAACTTTATAACAGGAACAGGAAATACGGTTAAGTATATTAATAATACAGGTCTTACAACGGATCTTAATGGTGCTAATAATGTGGGTGGAAATGTAGTGATTTCTGATATTGATGTGGTTAATGATGGATTGCATATCCTTGTTAATCATAAGAATCATGGAATGTACTTCACAGATAATGATGTAACTGTTTCTAAGGTACAAAGTGATTTAATTCCTACAAAACTTGTAACGGACCTTGATACATCAACCACAGGTGATATAACAGTTGATAGTGCTACGAATTTTGATGAGTTTGAAAACGTTGGTGTGGGAACTACTAACTATGGTTATTTGAAGATTGGTGAAGAAATTCTTTCTTATGAAAGTGCTGATGGAACAACAATAGGTATTACATCAAGATCTATTGATTCTACAACCACTAAGAATTATCTTGCTGGTACTCCAGTTTATAAGTATGAATTGGGTGGAGTTTCCTTAAGGAGAATTAATAAAACTCATTACTTAGGAAATGTATCAATTGCTAATTCGATTACATTTGATTCTTATAATATTAAACTTGATATGGGATCAAGTGGTTTAGGAAGATCTACTGGAGCAAGTTTCCCTATTCTTTATATGGGTCAAACTAAGTCAGCTGGTGGGGACAACGTAACGGCTACCCAGAACATTCCTTTTGAAATTATTAATCCACAAATTCAAAATCTTACAGTTCCAGGAACTAATCTTACATCTCAAGCAAGAACTATTAGTGGTTCAAGTTTAGATGGAAATGAAATTCCATATATTGATCAGGGATTTGAACCAATTACTATTGGTCAAAATAATTATATGTCTACTCCTAGAATTATAGCTTCTAAGATCAATGAAACTAATAACTTAAGTACTTTACCAGGAAACAAATCCTTTAATATGAGACTTAATTTAGTCACCACTGATTCTAAAGTATCTCCTATAGTGGATACACAAAGAATGAATGTTATCTTTACTTCTAATAGAGTAAATGCACCAATTTCAAATTATATAACTGATAATAGAGTAAATAGTATATTTGATGATCCTAATGCTTTCCAATATCTTTCTAAAGAGTTTCAGTTAGAAAATTCTTCTACTACTTTGAAGATTATTACAAATGCTTATTTAAATACAAATTGTGATATCAGAGCATTTTATTCTATTAGTAATTCTAGTCAATCTAATCCAGTTTATGCTCCTTTCCCAGGATATGATAATATTGACTATAAAGGAGATGTAATTGATCCTGCTGATAATGATGGAAAATCTGATGAGTATATTACTCTTTCACCTAATGAGGAAGTAGATGTATCAAACCTTAACTTTAAGGAATACACATTTACGGCCACTGAACTTCCTTCATTCAAATTCTATAGGATTAAACTAGTAATGACTTCTACAAGTCAAACTTTCCCTCCTCGTTTACAGGATCTTCGAGTCCTTGCACTTGCATAAAATGTCTTATTTAAAAGTAGAGGGGCATGGGGGACTGTATCGTGATTCTCAAACAAATTCAATTGTGAATCGCAATACATCTGAGTATAAACAGTATATGTCTCAGAAAAAAACTAGAAATAATGAACATCAAAAAGTTGATGTTATTGAGCAAGATCTTACAAACCTAAAAAATGAGATTAATGAAATTAAATCTTTACTTAAGGAGTTAGTAAATGGCCAGTCATAACATAACATTTGATCCCGAATCAGGAACTCCTTATGCTGCTAATTTAAACATCTATGGGGGAGCAGGTTTTGACGATACTTTTACAGTAACCCGTCCTAATTCCACTGCTTATGATTTTACGGGATATAGTGGTGCTGCTCAAATGACTAAAAGTGTAGCAGTAGGATCTACTGTTGCTATTACTGCTACTTTCACCGTAGGATTCACAAGTGCTGCTGGTGGAAAAGTAGCATTAACATTAGCAGATACACTTACTAGAAATATTAGTGAAGGTAGATATGTTTATGATGTTAATATAGTGAGTGCTGGATCAACTTATTATAAATTAGTAAAAGGGGACGTAATGGTTCATGCTGGTGTTTCTACCAGACCCTAAATAATTCCATAGGAATAGTAGATACATGGCTCAACCAAATAGTCGATCCGAATTAAAAAACTATTGCTTAAGGCAATTGGGAGCACCTGTGCTGGAAGTTAATGTTGCCGATGAGCAGATAGAAGATATAATTGATGATGCGGTTCAGTATTTTCATGAAAGACATTTTGATGGAGTTTTGGAAACGTATTTAAAATATCAGGTAACGGAAGATGATATTGCTAGAGGTAAAGGTCCAGGTGAAGATGGAGTAACAGGAATAGTAACCACCACTGCTACTTCAACTATTGATGGAGCTGCAATGCAATTTGATTGGAAAGAAAATAGTAATTATTTACAAGTTCCTCCTGCAGTTATTGGTGTTACTAAAGTTTTTCACTTTGATGGAAGTGCAACAATTACTAATAATATGTTTAGTGTTAAATATCAGTTATTTTTAAACGATATTTACTTCTGGGGAGCAATGGAAATGCTTACCTATACAATGACAAGGACATATCTATCTGATCTGGATTTTGCTTTAACAACAGAGAAGCAAATAAGATTTAATCAGAGAATGGATAGGTTATATTTGGATATTGATTGGAGCACTTTGACGGCTGGAGATTGGTTAGTGATGGATTGTTTTAGAACTCTTGATCCAAATGATTATTCACGAGTATGGAATGATTCATTCTTAAAGAAATATACAACTGCTCTTCTTAAGAAGCAGTGGGGCCAGAACTTAATTAAGTTTAATGGAGTTAAACTTCCTGGTGGTGTTGAATTAAATGGTCGGGATATTTATGAGGATGGTGTAAAAGAACTTGAAGTAATCCGAGAAATGATGTCCAATACTTATGAATTACCACCTCTTGATATGATAGGCTAATGGCATTAAATCCATATTTTTTACAAGGATCTTCTGGTGAACAGGGATTAGTCCAAGATATAATCAATGAGCAGTTGAAGATATATGGAGTGGAGTGTTATTATCTCCCTCGTCAGTATGCAACGACTAACAAAATTATTAGAGAAGTAGTAGAATCAAAATTTAAGCAATCATATCCTATTGAGGCATATGTAGAGAATTTTGATGGATATGGAGATAATACTGTAATGCTTTCCAAGTTTGGAATACAGGCAACTAATGAATTAACAATTACAATATCTCAAGAACGATTTAAAGATTATATTTCACCATTAATTAAAAATTTACCTAATATTAATTTACCAAATGTTGATTTAGACCATAGACCAAGGGAGGGAGATTTAGTTTATTTTCCTTTGGGAGATAGGTTATTTGAAGTAAAGTTTGTAGAGCATGAAAAACCTTTTTATCAACTTAGAAAAAATTATGTTTATACATTAACTTGTGAACTCTTCAGACCAGAAGACGAAATACTTGATACTGGTATTGAAGAAATAGATGATACATTTGATGTAGACTTTAACTTGATGACGGTAACTGTTATCACATCAGGATCAGATGCAAGTGCTGCAACCAGAATAGACAATGGTGCAGTTCAGACTATTGAGGTTACAAATAGAGGTGAAAGATATACTTCAAGTCCACGAGTAGCTATTACATCTGCTCCTTCTGGAGGATTTACTGCTGTAGGTATTGCCACTCTTCTTGATGGTTTGACTAATTGTGATGGAACAGAAATAGGATCTAAGGTACAAGGAGTTCAGATTATAAATCCAGGTTATGGATATGAATATACTGATGCTCCTGGTATTTTATTCTTTGGTGGTGGAACTGATGCTGTAGGTGCTGCTGCAACAGTAGGAGTTGCTTCTACGGGTTCAGTTGGTATAGTTACTATATCAGACGCAGGTTCTGGTTATTCTACACCTCCAACAGTAACATTCAGTACTCCAAAACATGTGGGTGCAGCTGCTACTGCCGTTCTTTACAGTCCAATGTCAGGAATTGGAGT